CTCCTAGTAGAGTCTATAAAATTATAGAACAAACGGATTGTACGCTTGCAACAAGCAAAACTAACTACTTGTAGAGCTCGGGCCACCGAGTTACATTATAACATAGTTAGATCGTGCACCGACCACACGATTTTAAAAAACTGCGATTAAACTGCAGTAGGGTATGAATTGTAGAAATAGATTGTAGGAGCATTGAGGAAAAAGATTAAATTAAAATCTGTTCCTGCTGATGTCATCACCTCAAATCCACCTCCTGATGTGTCCCCATCCGCTGCTGGATTGAGAACTGCATTAATATATACCCCATCATTTGTTGAATCGTCAGAAGTAGAACCCAAATTTCTTGTTAAATAGTTATTTGAGTAAAATTTAAGCTGAGAATACATAGGAAGACTAAGAGAAACAGCTGCTTGAGTTCTCTGATTGGTCTTGGAATATCCTTCAGCACCATATGCAATATTATTTGCATAATTTCTTGCGTCACCATTGGCATTTTTCGCAGCGTCTGTAATTACATTTCTGAAATCGGCAAGAGACAAAGCAGTTCCCTGACTCCTACTTATCGAAACACTTCTTACATAGCCGTTGGTTACAGCATTAACTTGATAGTTCACGCTACCGCGTGTACCAACAAAACATAATGACATCCACGACATAGGATGCCAATTTACGTAATTATAACGGAACGGTCCAGAAAGATTAATACCATTTGAAGAATAAAAACCATCACTAGTTTCAAATCCTGGGTAACACAAAAGTCTACGGATGAGAGAATACACTCTTACTCTAGTATCAGCAGCATCATGAGTATATTCCCACTTCAAATATATGTAATCACTTGTTCTCCGAAATAAAGTTCGTAAAGATTTCACGGTTTCACCCATATAAGTCAAATTTATATTGTCGTCAGCTTTAGATGCTGCAACTCCAATATATTGCATATCAGTTTGATCATATGCAAAATTACCAGATTGGACAGCATAAGGTGAAAGTCGTGTATTTAAATCAGCTGGATCTGCAAATTCAAGATTTTCACATCCAGCTACAAATACCAGACAATGAATATCTGCTGATGCCACAGGGCTAGTTTGTTGGGTTAAAACTCTCATAGTTAAAATACCATTGTTATAACCAGCACCAGGTGAAAACGCAGCAGAAGTAGAAAAATCTCTTTCCGTCACTGTTTGATTAATAGGTAAATACGCCGTATCTTGGGTATAAGGTACCACAAATGTTACATCAGTAGTTTCTGAAATATCAACAATTTTAGTGTAAACCTCTGATGTAGATTCTGCCGTATTGGCAATATCTCCAATAGGATCCCAAGATATTTTTACCCTTCCTCGATGATATTGAGAAGCTACAAATTTAATACGAAATGTAATATCACCTCTCCAATAATGAAACATCGTGGAAACATAAGACATAGGTGTATTATACAATACAACAGCGCCAGAAACGGATTCAACCTCTTTCATAGTTGGTCCAACTTCGGCGTTGAATAATAAAGTATCTTCTGTTTGAGAAGCTTGCCACGTAGCATTAGCAAGAAAAGATTCCCTAGTAACAATATTACTAATAAGAAGTTCATCACCCAAATCTACACCACAAATACGTGGGTCAATGGACAATTCATTCTTACAATCTAGAGTGGCTTTCTCAATAGGAATACCTATATCTGTAGCAGCCAATTGTGGAAAAGGCTGATTCTTAAATTGATGAACATCATCAATAACTGGAACATCTGTAAATCCAAAGAGACTAGCTATATTGGAAACTGCATCAGCAGCATAAGATGTTGCAGTCATGAATGGACCAATAACAGGAATTTCTCCCAACATACCAGTAGCTCTAGCAATAGCTGATGCTGGTCGTGAGATTGTTCCTTCATGGTGATATTCATCACGATGTGGTACATGCTTAGGTTTATTTTTCTTCTTATCTCCAGACTGGACAGCTAATTTAACTGTTGGTCCAGCTAGTTCGACATCTGTAGCCCAAGCATATATTTGAATTGTTACATCAGTGCCTACAGCACCATTTGCATTTAATAAATCAGTATAAGATGCAAATACACACTCACCCATATCAATAAGATCCTGAGAATTAGTAGCATCAAGATATTCTTTATAGTAAAGAAATGGTAGAGTCATACTACCGCCTTGATTAGTTTGAGGATATATATTGACATGTGGTCGTTGTGAAAATAAAACTAATTCTTGCCCAGCAGCCCCAAGTCGTACTGGAGCAGGATTAAAATTAGTCAATGGTTCGTAGGACAATATAGCACCACCATAGTAAAACGGAGAAGCATTTATAATAACTTCTAGATGTAAATTACATCTAAGGAGATAGTAATTATCCAATTTTCTTTTAATGGCAGCATTATTAAAAAATAAATGCCATGGCCTAAAATTGTCTGTAATAGGACTAAATCCTGACCCAACAGTCCAATTCTGCGTGTGTATCTTCACAGGCCTTGACAAAAAGTTTGACAATGTAACATTTTGAGAGGAATCACCCTTTGTATAATCAACAGGGTGCGGAATATCAAGTTCCATTCCACCTTCCTCATGAGCAAACCCAACGTTTTCTTGTTGGATTCTTGTGGAACCTTCTCCTTCATGAGTTTTCAACATATCTTCTTTTGTAATGTCCGCTGATTGCACTCTCATGAGCATGAGAGTATAAGCGTTCTTACATATGTCGCAATACTCAGCATAGCAGCTAGCGCTTGAATAGCTCTCACATGCTGTGTACTCTTCATCCTCAGGTAGAGGAAAAAGTTCCATAGCTTGTCCAAAAGCTTCTTCACAAAGAAAGTCAATTTCTTTATTTTGTGTCTCCAGAAGCTTTTGGAGATTATCTTGTTTAAGATCTGTAATATATTTAGTAAAACTTTTAGCAAGCTTATTAGTAACTACAAGGTTAGCTCATACCATAGTAGTACCCTACAAGATCTTCTGTGCACCAACCGAACACATCCTTAAATAAGGATTTTGAGGAACGCTCTGGTAGGTTACGTGGTTAATCCATTCTCGAGTGACCTTGGATCTAATAGGTTTATTCTATTCACTCGCAGTAACTATTAAACACGAAGAGTTTTGGTTTGATTTGGACGTACTCTTGAAGCCCATGTTGATAACTAATTATCACCCAAACATACATGTTTAGATGATTCCCAAAAGTCATCACAAAGTTTTTGATAACTTGGAAATGTTGAATCCTCGACCCAGTTCTGGATACCCATGTCTTCGACTAATTTCTGTAGCATTTCTCGCTTATTTTCAAAAACTTCTTTTCCATAGAAAAAGTACTCTCTTAATGCTGTTCCAATAACTGCAATAGCTTGAGCCTCTTCAGGTATAGCCTTGGATCTAGTCCAAACAGTTAGCATCTTTTCTATAGAATCGTGTTCAAGAGGTGCCAAATAACAACCCATATCAGTATCAAAACGCCAACTTCTTTTTAAAAAAGAAGCATCTCGGATATGAATAAATGGTACACTCTCAGCTTCCTTATCAGCCATTGTATATACAATTCCCAATTTCTCAAATGATTGTGCGATACTTGTGTGATTAAACCAGTCCGTTTTGGTAGAAACGGACATTATATTGTCATCACCATAAGTCATCAAAGACACATTATCATTAAATGTTTCACATTCCTTATCGGGATTGAGATCATAATATATGTATCTCATTCGAAGTGAATTCACAATACTATTAATTATGACTGTTAAAGGATTCCCTGATGGATTTGAACAATAAAATTGTACTAAATCTCCATTATAATCCACGAGGGGATAGGCTGTGTCCTCACCAATAGCTCGGATCACACGCAATTCCTCTTCCGTATAATTTCCAGAATATTCACACATGTCATGTAAAATATCGAATGCTGCGAGAACCTCACAAGGTGACATTCGCTTATCAAAAGCTTTATAATCACCTGCGACAATTCTATCTACACCATGGGTGACAACATAATCATACATTTCATGCCACTCTAATGACTGTGCAATAGTACCAGGACCCGCCTCAAAACAGAAGCGATTTTCCTGAATAAGTTTAGTACAAGTCAAAAGAAATTTTCGGACAATTAGGGTCCAGTCCATGGGTGCACCCGTGAAGACACGAGTTTTCCCCATTTTAACTTTTTTAAAAGAGACTGGTTCATCTTTTAGATGAGCACAAAAATTTGGATGTGCACATCTTCCCTCTAAATAATGTGTAAGAATTTCGTCCATTCTCTGTGAAATTTCTAAATCAACTTTTACAGGATCGAGATTCTGACCAACAGGAGGGATACTTTCCAAAAAATGTTTTTTGGATTTCTTCCATGGATTTCCAGCACTGGTATTTCGATTAAGCTTATCTATAAAACTTACACCAGCTTGTCCATTCAATGTAGAGAAATCATCCAAAACACATAATGTACTTTCATATACGGATTTATCTAAGGAAAAAATCCTTTTCTTATATGATTCAACACTTGCTGTCAATATCCTTGATTGTAGATCAACTATAGGTTTAACTAAATCAAGTGCAGCAATACGCCATGGTACATATGTATTCATAACAGGAGCACCAAATTTAATTTTATAACCTTCAAGGTGTCTCACCATTGGAGTAATGGTGACAGTGGATTTTGAAGTTCCTCTGAATCCTGTGAATGATCCGTGAACTGATGCACATCCATCTTCAATAAATCTAAAAACAGACTTTTTGTGCAGTTCACCTACATCGCGTTGTTTTGTGTTTGAAGAAAGAAATTCATAATTTCCACTCTCAACACTAAATTTTTCACTCTCATTCACACGTTGTAGTATGAATTCACGTGATACACTCAATAATACTAAAGCTCCAGTATGATTGTTTCTTGCAAAATGAATTCCTGCAATAACATAACCTAAGCCAGTATTAGCTAGAAAAGCAGATCCACAATCTCCTTCTTTAGTCACTTGAGTGGTAGCACCAACCCACAAGTCACAATTTAATGCGCCTGTGATTTGAGTACTAAACTTTTGTTGTCTTTTTAATCTAACATTCTCACATTTCACTCCAACTATACTTCCATCGAATTCCCGTCCAACCGTTTGTCCTTTTAATGGACCTTCAGATTTTTCAGAAAGAAAATATTTAGATATATCTTTCTTTGGAGGTATATTTCGGATATGAATAAAAGCCAAATCCCTTTCAGGATATCGTTCAATGTTAGATTCATCTATTGTGAAAGACAAATTGTCATTAACATTAAGACCGCATGATTGAACAACATGCATTTTTGTGCTTGTCGGTATCGTAGGTATACAATGATTGTTCACCATATAAATATGACCTCTGATACATAGCATTTTGCTTGGTCTATATGTTCCAGGATTATTTGGATTATCAATACGAACACTTATACAATTCCGAGATATTAAATTCTTAAAATCTTCAAATGACCCAGACATAGCCGAGGCTGATTGTCTAGTCATATCAAATGGTGTTAAAGTGTATTCATTTTTATACCATACATTCTCTTTCTCCTCGTTCTTTGCAGTAGGTGTAGAACCATACTTTTCTGTTACAGCTCCCTCGACACGCAAACTATTAAAAGTTTTATATGTTCTTCGAGCTATATACAAAAACGCAAGAGCAGTTGTAAAAATTAATGGTATTTTATAATTTGATTTAACCTTTTGACCCATATTATACCAATAATGCTTATTCTGGAGGTTTGAACCAACCCAGATTAAAGCTTGACGAGTTTTCCATGAATACTTATCATAGAAAACAGAGATGTATAATGTGAGATAAAGAACAAAAAACATTCTCTTAAGGTATGATCCAATACATGTATTGAAAAACCAATTCATAATTAATGCAGGCAGAGTGACGTGGAAAAATTCCATATCATTAGATTGTACTTTAAAGCACATCTGCTCTGGTAAATCACAACACATACAATTTTCGGACGTTTTCAATTCTTTCATTGAATCTTTCACACGTCGTGCATTTGCATTAAAGTGTTGAACTGCATCTCTAAACCACACAAAGAAATCTTTTTGATTTGCATCTTTAAGTATAATTTTCTTGGTAGCGAGACTTTTCATTTCTTTCACGTTCCCAATTTTCCTTGGTACAACCATTTCCACAGTAAACGTCCATAGATCCTTATATGGAGCATCATCATTAACTAATGATGAGTCCAACATACCTTGTTCATTGCAAAACTCTTTTTTAACTGTAGGAGTAATAATAAATGGAAAACGTCTTTGACAGGCAGATGGATAGGAAAAATAGTGATACGCATTTAAATGCTCAACATTAGATGTGGCTATCACCAATTTTGCTTTACATGGTGTCTTCCCTTTGTCTTCAAGCGCTGCTTGTTCAGGACAATAGGGAACTGGGTTCATAACCTGAATGATTTCTCTCACAGATGAATTATCACCCAATTGTGGGTGCTCAGCTGCAACATCATCCATAATAATACACCAACAACTGGATTTAAAATTATTCCAGTGTTTAGCAAAATAATTGTGGGTATATTTATAAGTTTCATCAACATTCAATCCATTGATCTTACCAAAATATTGAAAAAGATATTCGGTCAAAGTAGATTTACCTATACCTGAATCTCCCACAATCAATACACCAAAAGGCATGTCTCTCATTTTTCTACAAGCAGATAAGCTTAATAAGTCATCTCTTATCATTTGAAGTTCATCATAACGATGTGAAATGGCTGCTTTTTCTGCTATATCCATACCACGTGCATGTTTCTTTATTGAAGCCATCTTTTCGATAGTATCGTCCAACTCTCTATAAAAAGTTGATTCGACAAAACCATGTGCTTCAGCATTATTAACCAATCTTGATTTTCGTTTTAATTCAGACACTTTATCATGTAAATCTGAATATGACGAACCAGAATGTATTATTGATTCTACATCACCTGTTTTATACACATGTACTCCTTTTTCAAGGATAAAAATAACTGTGTCAAATAAAGTGTATATGAAATCTCCTTTACTAAAGAATTTTCTTTTCAAGATAGCTTTTTCCATTTTACCATAACCAATGCTGTCCATGTTAATGCCAACCTTATCGAAAATATCGAAAGATATAGCGTACATAATACAGCGATATAATTTTTTGTAAATTGGACTACTTATCAATTCTTTATAAGAACCAAGTAATTGTTTTGCTACAAACAAATGATCTCCACTTTGAATATCAAATTCTTCAACCTCACTACCTAGAATCTCTTGAAATTTAGAAACAAGTTGTGATTTATAAAGATTAATGGAAATACTTCCTTTTGTTCTCAATTTTACAAATGTAAATATTGCTTCAGCGATGCCACGTTTTGTTGGTGAACGATATAATAAATATCCACACCAAGCTGCATCTTCAACCAATGAAACAAAATCGTCAGTTGAGGCAACAATGTCATTGCTTTGTACAGTGATATCGAATAAATCAAGATCTATAGGATCTTCACAAGAAAAATCTCCATAGCTTGAATCGATATCTCTAGATTGAACATGGAATCTATCATCAAATTCACCATAATCACTATCGTGGTTATTTTTATTTTCTCGTAAATAAGCGTTTAATTCAATGACAACTCTACGTCTTAAAATATGTTCATAATCTGTTATATAAAATAACATTGGACCTTCATGATCTTCGATTAAATCATCATATTTAAACATAACACTTGAAAATTCAACTTCAGTTTGCAAATCATCAATCATTGCTTGAATTTCTTCAGAATGTTCTTCAACTTCCTCATAAGTTTCTTCTTGAGCAAGATCGTTAAACTCGATCCACTTTTGGAAATAATAATATCCAAATAGGTTGTGGAAATCGAGAAGTGTATCATAATCACGAGTAACTCCATCAAGTTCCTCGGGGTTTAACCAGTCATAGAAGTCTAATAAAAGACTTCCCTCAATTTCTCGAAATTCGTTATAGTGTGCTGAGGCGCTATCCTCAGTTTCAGTTGGCCAGGCGTTATCCTGGACTCCGTTTAAGCTCGTTTCGTTAATTGCGACCATGTTTAATACGTTTAGAAAAAAGGGTGATCTCTCAGTTTTACATCGTATATCAGTAGGGATGTGACAAATTGTTTTTGAGAATTACTCTCTAAGGTAAAACAATTTCAGATAAAATCTCTGTGAATGTACTATTACGGCAGCCTATCACTAAGCGGGGGTTCAGAGTCCTAATGTGTAACTTGTACTATGAGTCTTGCGACACAATTTACACAACCCATCTTTTGGCTGGTGACAAAATGAAGATTTCACTCAGTTAAGAGCAAAACAAATATAATCGTTTTTATTTATTTTTTATGAAAACCGTACTCCAATCTCGACAGTAAGATTAACTACAATTCGGGCTTTCTATCTTTATTATATACTGCATTTTTATTTTCTTTTTTCAATTTATATGTAACAAGTAATCTACTAGTGCAGATCTAGAAATTACTCGAATGAACTGGTGCATAGTCAGAATGCACAACTACGAATAATAAAATGTTACGGATAAACCGAAATAAGCTATTCAAGACCCGTAAATCTTGAATAATTTGTATCGAAATAATATTAGTTTTGAATATATGTTATCAGGGCGAGGATTAGCCTCACGCAAATAAGACATATCCAGACTTGATATAATATCCGAAAACAAACTCCATAGAATGTGTATAAACACATTCTATG